AGTGGCTCTTCAGGTACAAGCGGATCATCAGGTTCTTCAGGAACTTCAGGCAGTTCAGGTTCATCAGGTACTTCTGGTTCATCAGGCTCTTCAGGCTCATCAGGTACATCAGGTAGTTCAGGTAGCTCAGGTACATCAGGTGCTACAGGTCCAGCAGGTCCAATAGGAGGATCTAATACACAAGTAATTTATAATAATAGTGGAACAGCAGCTGGTAGTTCTGATATGACATTTTCAAATACTAATGGAATATTAACAGTTGAAAGATTAAATGTAGGATTATCTGCTGGAACTAATAGTGTTGATGGTTTAATTAGAGCTGAAAATGATGTAATTGCCTATGCTTCATCAGATAAAAGGTTAAAAAATAATATAAAAGTTATAGATAATGCTTTAGATAAACTATCCCAAATAAATGGTGTTAGATTTGATTGGATTGAAAATGAAAAAATTCATGGCCATACTGGACATGATATTGGTATAATTGCCCAAGAAATAGAATCAATATTCCCAGAGGTAGTAACTACTAGAAATAATGGATATAAAGCCGTTAAATACGAAAAATTAGTAGCATTACTAATACAATCAAATAAAGAATTACTTGAAAGAGTAATAGATTTAGAAAAAAAGATTAACGAAAAATAAAAAGTAAGTAGGGGGGTTAGTCCCCCCTTCATACATTTAGTTACAATTAAAATTATAAAAGTTCTATATGAAACAGCCCCAAATATTTGGACATGGTCCTTATGTAGGTACTACAGGGTATAATAACCACACTCGCGATTTCTTTAGAGGTATTTCAAAATATTTTCCATTAAAATTTAGAAACTTTACCGTAGGTAAAAGTTGGGAAGGTATGAGTGATGAACCTCATAACAATGAAAAGTATATTACAGATCAAGATAAAGAAATTCTTCATACTCAAACTGTTTTTGATAATAATGGTAATTTAATAGATCAAACTATGTACTCTAATTATGGAGAAAATTTTGATCATAATATTAATTTAATTTTAATGGAAACTAACCATCATTATTTTTATCAAAATTATAAAGGCCCTAAAATTGGTTATAATGTATGGGAATCAACCGAACAACCTGAAGGATTTTTTAATGTCTGGAAAGAATTTGATCAAATGTGGGTTCCTTCTAAATGGCAAGCGGAATGTACTATTAAACAAGGAGCAGATCCTAAAAAAGTAAAAGTAGTACCTGAAGGAGTAGATGTAACTACATTCTATCCAGAAGACCCTCAAACAACCCTAGATTATGTAGATGGTAGGTTTAAATTTATCCTTTTTGGTCGTTGGGATTATAGGAAATCAACAAAAGAAATAATTGAAACTTTTTTAAAAGAGTTTGATCCAAGTGAACCAGTAGATCTTATTTTATCTATCGATAATATGTGGGGAAAAGATATGGATGGATTTGAAACTACTGAAGAAAGACTTAAAGGATATAACTTAGAAGATCCACGTTTAAAAATTAAAAATTTCCCATCACGAGAAGACTATATTACTTACTTAAAAAATGGCCACGTATTTCTATCTTGTGCTAGAGCTGAAGGATGGAATTTACCACTAATTGAAGCTATGGCTTGTGGTACCCCTTCAATCTACTCAGCATGCTCAGCACAAATGGAATTTGCTGAAGGTAAGGGTTTGCCCGTAAAAATTGTAGGTGAAAAATCTACTCAAGGAAATACTTATTCTAAATTTGGTAAAAACCTAGAAGGAGGACATACCCCAGGTAATTATTACGAACCTGATTATGAAGATTTAGCTCGTGTAATGCGTAATGCTTATGAAAATTATACTGATCATAAAAAACGAGCATTAGAAGAAGCTAAATTAATCCATAGGGATTTTAGTTGGGAACGAGTAACAGAAATCGGTAGAGACACCATTCAGGAATTTATGGATAGTTATGTTCCCCCAAAACCAAAACCTAATAAAGTTCATATTTCTTACTTAGATGGTCCTAAAGTTGAAATTTTAGGTGATGAAAATAAAGAATATTTTATTGAATTTATAGATAAATCTAATAATAATGTAATTCATAGTAGTACTATTACTAATAATATGTGGACATCGTGTAATAAAGAATATTACATAGAATGGGTTATTAAAATAAATGGTAAAGTAGTAGATGAATTTAATATAGAAAATAAAAGAGTATTAATTTCTCTTGAATCTAAATCTATAGGTGATACTTTAGCTTGGGCTCCTTACGCTGTAGAGTTTGCTAAAAAATATAATTGTAAAGTAGTCTTATCTACATTCCATAATAACTGGTTTAAAAATTTAGAAACATATAAAGATATTGAATTCATAGAACCAGGAAATATATCACCTAATATTAAAGCTAAATATAAAATTGGTTGGTTTAGAGATAATGATACAGGTTTATGGAATAATCCTAATCTTCATCCTAATCAAGTAAATTTATTCCCCCTACAACAGACAGCTACTGATATTTTAGGTTTAGAATTTAAAGAAGTAAATCACGGTATTGATTTTCATAAAAAAGATAGACCAATTAAAGGTAAATATGTAGTTATTGCTCCACAATCTACAGCAGGTTGTAAAGAATGGCCTTATACTTATTGGTCAATTTTAGCAAAATTATTAAATCAAGCTGGATATCAAGTAGTTTGTTTAACCAAAGATAGATTTGAAATTCCTAATACTATAAATTCATGGGGCCAACCATTTGATGCTGTTGCTAATTATCTACTACACGCTGAAGTATTCATAGGATTAAGCTCAGGTTTATCTTGGTTTAACTGGGCTTTAAAAAAACGTACAGTTATGATTAATAATTTTACTTCTAAAGAACACGAATTTCAAACCAAAGTAACAAGAGTACGTAATGAATCCGTATGTAATTCGTGTTGGGTTAATCCAAATTTCTCATTTGATGCTGGGGATTGGGATTGGTGTCCTATATGGAAAGGTACTGATAAACAACATATATGCCAAAAATCAATACATCCTAATCAAGTATTTATAGAAGTTAAAAAAATATTAAATAGTAAAAAATAATATAATATTTATAAACATGGAAAAAGTGTTATTAGAAAAAAAAGAATTAGACCAAATCAAAGAATTTCAACAAACTGAATTAAATTTAGTAGACCAATTAGGAAGTATTGAATATCAACTTCAAACTTTACAATTACAAAAAGATAATTTAAGACAAAATATTGTTACTCTACAAGAACAAAGTCAAAAATTTGGTCAAAATCTTCAAGAAAAATACGGAGACGGAAATATTAACATAGAAACAGGAGAGTTTACTAAAATAGATTAATTTTTAATTCTCTCTTGAATATTTATAACAAAATAATAATCTCATTACAATGGCAGAAACATTAATATCACCCGGTGTATTAGCAAGAGAGAATGACCAGTCATTTATTACGCAGCAACCTGTTCAAGTAGGGGCGGCTATCGTAGGTCCTACAGTAAAAGGTCCTGTAGAACAACCTACGATTGTTACATCTTACAGTGATTATCAAAACAGATTTGGAACAACTTTTGAAAGTGGTAGTCTCGACTATACTTTCTTTACTTCAATCGCAGCTTATAACTATTTTAACAATGGTGGTAACACTTTATTAGTAACTAGAGTAGTAAACAGTCCATCAACTTGGAATTATGCTTCAGCAAGTATTACAGCAGGTTCAACTGTAGGTGATGCTTCAGCTACAGCAAGTATTGATTTAACTCAAAACGGTGCTAGTGTATTTGGTACTGTAGTTGATGATGAAGTTAAATTTGATTATGATGGTACAACTTATAGATTTGTAGCAGCTGATCCCGCTAATGGCTTACCAGCTGATCAAGCACCTTTATACTTTGTATCAACAGGTTCTACTTCTACAGCCTATGCTACTTTATTAAATACTAAACTAGGTACTTCTGTTTCTTCAGTAATTACCTCAGTAGATGCAGGTTCCGGAGTATTAAACTTTACAGCTGCTTCAGCAGGTACAGCTTTTAACGGAGTAACATTTGTAACGGGTTCATCATCTACATTTGCAACAGGTTCAGATGGTGTTTCACCTACAGTATTAGGTGGTGGTACTAATACTACTACTGAGACTACAGTATTAGAATTAGAAGCTATTGATAAAGGTGTTATTTGGAATAATACAGGTTCAGTACTTTCTCAAGCAGCAATGGAATCAGGCTCATCTGATAATGTAAGATGGGAAATTGCCACTTCAAATACCTCATCAGGTACTTTCTCATTATTAGTTAGAAGAGGTAATGATACTCAAAATAATAAAGTAGTATTAGAATCTTGGAATAATTTATCATTAGATCCAACCCAAGATAACTTTATTACTAAAGTAATTGGTGACGAAAAATACAATTACCAATCAAGTGGTAATTACCTACAAGTATCAGGTTCTTACCCAAATGCTTCTAGATACGTAAGAGTAAAATCAGTAAACCTATTAACTCCAAATTATTTAGATAATGCAGGAAATGCTAAAGACCAATATACAGGATCTATTCCAACAGTAGGATCAGGTTCGTATAATGGTTCATTTGCTGGTGGTGTAGGTAACGTAGTCCCTTCAGGTAGAACAATGAATATGTATCAATATATTGATGCTAATGATTCACAAGGTCTAGTAGGAAGTGATTATACAAATATGTTAAACTTATTATCTAACCAAGATAATTACCAATTTAACTCTTACTTCCTCCCAGGATTAACTAACGATACTCATACTTCTCAAATTACTACAGCAATTAATAATACTCAACAAAGAGGAGATAATATTTTAGTAATTGATCCGGTACCTTATGCTAGTAGCATTACAGCAACTACCTCAGAAGCTGCTTCAAGAAATACTTCATACGCTACTATGTACTGGCCCTGGTTACAAATAATTGATCCTGATTTAGGTGATAGAGTATGGGTTCCAGCTTCAACAATGATTGGGGGAGTTTACGCATATAACGACAGTGTAAGTGAGCCATGGTTTGCCCCAGCGGGTATCAACAGAGGAGGATTAACTAACGTAGTTCGCGCTGAAAGACAATTACCAGCAGCTAGCAGAGATACTTTATACGAAGAAAATATTAACCCAATTGCTACTTTCCCTGGAACAGGTGTTGTAGTATATGGTCAAAAAACATTACAACGTCAAGCAAGTGCTTTAGATAGAGTAAATGTTAGAAGATTGTTGATTGCTCTTAAATCTTACATTGGACAAGTTGCTCAAACATTAGTGTTTGAACAAAATACAGCAGCAACAAGAAATAATTTCTTAGCAGCAGTAAACCCATACTTAGAAAGTGTTCAACAAAGACAAGGTTTATATGCTTTTAAAGTAGTAATGGATGATAGCAATAATACTCCGGATGTAATTGATAGAAACCAATTAGTAGGTGCTATTTATTTACAACCAACTAGAACAGCTGAATTCATCTACTTAGACTTTAACCTATTACCAACAGGAGCTACGTTTCCTAGTTAATAAGTTAGAATAACTAATATTTATAATAGAATAAAATAAACAACAATGGCAGTATTAGATCCTAACGAAATATTCTTTACAGCGTTTGAACCAAAACAGGCAAACCGCTTTATCATGTATATGGACGGCTTCCCAGCATACATTGTAAAAGGTGTAGGAGCTGTGAGTTTAACTCAAGGCTCAGTAGCCCTAAATCATATTAACGTTCAACGTTTTGTTAAGGGTAAAACAACTTGGAATACAATTCAGTTTACATTATTTGATCCAATTACTCCTTCAGGTGCTCAAGCAGTAATGGAGTGGGTAAGATTACACCACGAATCTGTAACTGGTAGAGATGGTTACTCAGATTTTTACAAAAAAGACTTAACATTTAACGTATTAGGTCCTGTAGGTGATGTAGTTTCTGAATGGATTATCAAAGGTGCTTTAATTACTGAAACTAACTTTGGTGAATACGGTTGGGATACAGAAAACACTGCTATCAATTTAACGATGACAGTACAACCAGATTATTGTATCTTAAACTTCTAAAAAAAAGTAAATATTTTTAAAAGGAGCTTGGCTAACGTCAAGCTCTTTTTTATATTAAATACGTATACACGTATTAAAGTTATAACTAATAAAAATTATGAGTGAATTTAAATTTCCAACTGAGGTAGTAGAA